GCCCATCAGGGGATGGGCTGAGAAGGATAATCCGAGTTCCACTGCGTCTTAAAGTCCGCCTGCAGCTGAGCGAATGTCTTGCCGCTGTAGGACGCCTGCAGCTTCATCAGCGTACGCAAGGCATAGACAACCGGCGAAGGGTCGCTTGGTTCGGCTGCGGTGAGCATAGGGAGAATAAGAGCGGCGAATAGAGCGTCCATGGTGCCTCTCGTCAGGTTCCGAAACAATGGAACATCGAAGCGCCCGCTTGGTATGTCTGCGCGGAGCTATTGGAGGTTCCGAACACTACGCTACTGGCCGTGGCCGACACAACTTCAGCTATCAATCCAGGGCCGCCAGCGTAAGGCGACACGGTGCAACTGTAGCTCGTGGCCGATGTAAAGGCGGTCGAGAAGGTGACGGTGCACTGCCCGGTCGTATTGTTGACCGCGCTGGCGACACCTTGGCTCGATTGGATCGCGCACGCGCTGTTGAGATAGCCCCACACCCGTTTCTGTAGATCAGTGGGCAGGGGATTTGTGATCGAACAGCTTGCGCCCAAGGTGCAGGCCGTGCCGTTCACGGTGGTATGAAGGTTGCTGGCGGTATCCCCCCCGAGGGATAGTTCCGATCCGGAAAGGCCCGTCAGAGTACCGGCTGTAGAAATCTTCCATTGAAAATTTCCAGCGCCAAGATAGAGGGGCGCGCCAGCTCCCGAGTTCCAGTTCGATATAATGGACGGGACCCCGCCGAGCTGACTTATTTGCAGCCATGGCGAGAGCGCATCGTTGCCATTGGTAAAAACCTTGATGGTCTGAGCGTTCGTGCCGTTGATGATCGAGAGGGTGTTGGAAGGACCGGAGACGCCAGACGCACCCCAAACGCTCCCGTCGGAGAAGGTAAGAGGACCTGTAATTGTGCCGCCTGTTAGCGGAAGATAACCAAATCCTATCCCGCCGCAGTTCGCGCCCGTCTGACATGTTAGCGACGCCCCCGACTGCAGCGTAAGCCCAAAGCCCGAAGGCACCGTAATCTGCTGTTGCTGCGTGGCATCGCCCGTGACGGGGTTCTGCCGGTACACCGGATTGACTTGAGCGTGCGCCGCAACGTCGATGACCAGGGCGCCGATGAGCCCGAGCAGGGCCGAGAGAAGGGTCCGCATGTGAAGGCTCCTAGGAGGCGGGGGTCGTGGCGACGGCGCGGGCCGCGTCGACAGAGGGGATCGGATGCGGCGGCGGAGGCGGCTTCAACATCGACACTGTGATCTGCACCGCGGCGGCCAACACTGGGATGATGATGACCGCCGCGTTGAGGTAGGCCGCGACAGGGGAGGGGATGAAGGCCAGCGGCGCGATTGCGGCGATGACCGCGTTGACGTAGCCGGCGATGGCTCCGACCTTGCCGGACAGGTCGGTAGGGTCGGTTTCAGGCGCCGCCTGCATGATCGCGGTCACGGCGCTTTCGATGCCGGCCAGGGCGTTTTGTACGTTGACGATCACGCCCGTCGACATGCCAGGCACGGCGGCCTTTACGAGAGCCTTCAACGTGTTTTCGATCGCCTGCAGTACGATCCGGGCATCAGCGGCCAGCGACGTTACCGTCGCTGAATTGAAGATCGCGCCGCCGCAACCGGCGAGAGGGACCGCCATCGAGAGGGCGGACGATCCGAGGAGAAAGTCGCGGCGTATCATGAGGGCTCCTTTTGTGCCGCGCCAGGCGGCGGGATCGTGAGGGTTTTCGCAAGGGCGCGTGCAACGGCAATCTGACTTTCAACCGGCATACTGCCGATCACCCGTTCCTTCGCTTCATCGGAGAGAGCGGCCAGGGTCGATGCCTTGCCCTTATCGGTCTGCGTCATGGCCATGCGCACGGCCGCGCCGATCGCCAGCGCCAGGGCGACCAGGGCGCCCCCGCGCTTCAAAATGCTGACTTGCATCTCGGGAGAGACGTTGAACGACGTAAGCACGTAGGCCAGCGGGCCGCCGGCCACGAACAGGCTGCCAATGCCGATGAGCAGCACGTGCCAGTTAATCCGCTTCATCGCGGCGGCGGTCGCTTCGATCAGAGGGGGCATGGCGCAAATACCGCTGTGACAATCCTGTGGCCACCATAGCCGCGAGAACGTACAGGGAACAAGCAATAATGGCCAGCGCCACAACCACGGCGAGCCGGAAACCTTGATCGGTCATGCCGCCGCCAGGGCCTCAAACGCGGCCGTGGAGAGGGACCGCGGCGGGAGGGCATCCACGTAGGGCCGACCTTGCTCCTCGATCAGGAAGGCCGCGCCAAGCGCCACTAGCCCCCCTTCCGAGTCGATCGGGATAGCGTCGTCTGCGCCCCAACCCGTGGACTTGCATACGCCCGCCAGATAGCCGGCCGAATCATTCTCTTCCGGCGGCGCGTAGTGATAGACGAGCTTGTGCGGTGTGTTGAAACCGGCTCGCACTGTGTTGAAGAGGTTGAGCATCCCGGCTCGCAAGCCCATTTCGAGCGAGGCGAAGCGGCAGAAACCTTCGCACGGGGTCAGCTCGCCATGCCAGGTGTAGAGCGGCGATGGCCGCAGATTGAACGGGTTATTGAGCTGTTGCCCGATGCTCGCGGTCATGCTGCCGCCTTCGACGCTGGCCGCGCCAGATACCACGCGCCGATCGCGATCAGGACCGCGCCCAAGAGCATGATGCCGCCGGTCTGAAACATGGTCTGCACGGCCGAGAAGATCGCCGAGAGGGGCGATTGTGAGCTGGTCGCCTGCCCGGTCGCGGTCTGACCCGAGAAGCTGCCCGAGCTGCCGCCAAGAGGATCGCCGCCAGGCGCGGCGCCGATGCCGAACGTCTGATCGCCCGAACCGCCGCCGAGCTGCGACAGGAACGGCAGATAAGCGCCGCTATTGAAGGTCGACCAGGGCGAGAAATTCGTCCCGCCGTTGCTAATCGAGAACATCTGAGCGAAGGCTTCCGAGGGGTTGCCCAAGGTGTTGGCGGCAGTCGCCCCGTGGGCCGCGCCGTTGATTTGCGTGAGCCCGTAGGAGCCGCCGGGGTCGGCATAGTTGATCGCGTAAGGATCGCCGCCGGACTCCGCCATCGCGATCGCGGCGGCAGTGTCGGCCGAGGAGCCCGAGAAGCCGGCGCCTTCGGCGAACTGGCGGAGCTGGGCGAGAGTGTAGACCACTGATCAGCCTTAGAGCGTCGGGACCGCGAAGCCCTTGAAATCGGCCGGTTGCACGACGGCCGTCGGCGCAACCGGCGCGGTGGGAGCGGAGCCCGGAACACCGTTCCAATTCACCCGCTCCGGGTTCGCGTTCCAGCCGGCCGGCAGTTGATCCCAGATGAAGGACTGATTGCCGCCAACCTCGACTTGCCCGGTCATGGGATTGGTCAAGGTCGAGCTGGGTCCTTGCGCACCATTCCAAAGGACGGGAGTGCCGGCCTTTGAGATACCTTCAAAGTAGGTCGTGCTGCTCCCTGCGCCCGCCTGCTCGCTGAGATAATCGTGATAGGCCGACAAGTTGATCGCGGCGAGGATCGCATCGAGCTGCGCTTGGTAGGGTGCCTTGGCGGCGTCGGTCTGCGCCAGGGCAACGTCACGCTCTGCGTTCGTCTGGTTGGTCTGCGCCGCGAGCTGGTTGGTTGAGATCGCCTGCGCGGCGGCGCCCTGCATCGACGATGCTTCGGCCTGGTAGTAGGCGCCAAGCGCTGCATTGGAGCCATCGCCGGCCGGCGCCGAAGATCCACTACGGAGCCACAGGTAGAGCAGCACCAGGAGTGCCAGGCCGCCGCCGATCGCCAGCGCCTTGTGACCCTTCACCCACTCTTTGAACTGCTCCAAGATCAGCCTCCAAACCCGTCTTCCTCTGGCGCGATGAACTCGGCTTGCGGGATCATGCCGGCCAGCGCTTCATTCCCCATCAGCGCCGCCGCTTGCTGCGGCGTGAGCAGCAAGCCGCTCGATACGGTCGGCACGATCCCGTAGTTGATACCCTGCGGCTGCCAAAAAATGCCGACACCGAACGGTAATTCATTGGCCGCCGGCTGCGTCGCCGGCAGAGGGCGCGTAGGCACGACGCCAGGTCCGAGCGGGTCGTACGACATGGCGCCGAAGCGGTAGCCATAGGCTTGGGCACCACGATCGAAGCGCCGGGTCAGCAATAGCTCGAAGTCGCCCCAACGCGGCGGTTCCTTGTATGCCGGACCGCCAGGCCGCATGTCGCGCGGGCCCATCGGCGCGGGCTCGCCGCGATTAAGCGCCTCGATATTCGATCCCGAGAACCAGGCGCGAATATTGTTCCAGAGCCAGCCGGCCGGCGAGACGCCAGTACCGCCGGTCTGGTCACCAACGATCATCGGATGACGATAGGGCTCGCTGTACATGTCAGAACCCGAAGCCGCCACTGGCGGACGGTGGCGAGAAGCCGAAGAAACCATTGGAGGGGTAGCTAAGGTTGATCCCGTAGCCGAGCCCTGTGACCGGGCTTTCAGCCACTCCCAGAGAATTGCCGAAGGCGGAGCCCGCCGCCTGTATCACGGCGGGAGTCTGAGCCTTCCGCGAGACGATGACAGCGACGATCGCTACCCCGATGATGCCCGAGGCGACGGTGACGATGGTTTCCCAAAACTTGTCCATAACATCCTCAATTGAAGGCCGCGCCGAAGGTGCTGCTACTTAGCAGCGAGGAGGGGAGAGCGGTTGACGACGCGCCACCCGTGATGGGCGAGACGGCGGCACCGATCACGCTGGCGAGTCCGCTGCCTGACGCGCCGATCACACCGGCCGTGTTGGCGTTGCGGCTCAACACCACAGCGACAATGGCAACGGTGATCACTCCGACCACCAGGCCGGAGATCACGCCGCCGAAAGAGGATGAGTCGCTCATGCTTCACCTAGAGCCCGAAGAAACTGCCGATGGTCGCCAGGGTGCTAAGCGAGCTGACGGCCGAGGCCGGCGAGCTGCTCGAGCTGGCGCCTGAGCCGCCCGAGTTGCCGCCCGAAGTCTGCACCGGCAGCGCCGGCAGATTGGCATTGCCGCCGGCCGGCGCCGCAGTGGTCGCGGTTCCCGGGTTTTCGATTTGCTCCACGAACGCTGAGATGAAGCCGCCGCCCTTCGTCAGGATGATCACGACGGCCACCAGGCCGAGGAGATAGCGCGACGGCTCTTTCAGCGCCGGGACATAGCCCATGGCGCCGATCACGACGATAGCGGCCAGCCATTTCAGGAAGCCGCCGGAAACGTCGCCCGCGAAGCGTCGCGCAAAGTCGCCCGTCGTACCGCGAATTGCGGTCACGATCAGGATAAGGCCGGCGATGAGGAACAGTACGGGCATCAATTCATGATCCCGCCGGAGGAGCCGAGCGGACCGAGAGGGGGTAACACCGAGCTGGGACCGTTGAGCAGGCCACCCGCGCCAGGCAAGACCGAACCGAGCCCGGACTGACCCGCCGTGGGCGGGATCGGCGGCTTGCCGATCCCAAGGTCGTTGAGATAGGCGCTAAGGTGCCGCTGTAGAGTAATCCACACGATGAACGCGACGATCACGCCGCCCACGATGACGGTCCCTTGGCTCATGGCGTCGGCACCTTCGCGCGATCAGCCGAGCAGCGGCAGGCCGAGCTTATAGTTGGCGCCAACGTAGTAAGCGGCCAGGGCGATGATCGTAAGAACGATCCAATGGTGAAGCTGCACGGCAGGAAACTCCTCTAGCCTTTGATGTGAGCCAAGATGCGCGTCCAAATGAGGACGCTGAGCAGTACGACACCGAGCATCAGGAACAGGTGCACGGAGTCGAGGCTGCCCACCAGCGGCGCCGCCAGGATCGCATCCGTCTTTTTGACGGCGCCGCCGATGTAGTCGGGGACGGAAGAAACCGCGCCCATAGATCACTCTCCTTTGAAGCCTTCACTTGCGGATACAGCCCGGCGGGAAAGACGCCGGGCTGTACTGCGTAAGGGAAGGAAGGAACCTTACGCACCAGACGGTATCGAGCCGCCCTGGTTGATTTGGCCAATGATGCCGTAGGCTTCCCAGCCGAGCAGTACGACGGCGCTGTTGCCGCCAACGTTGGACGGATTGAGCAGCAACTGCATGTTGCCGAACACTGACGTATCGATCGGCCGATCGTTGAAGTCGAAGAAGTACATCCCCTGAGGGAAGTCATCGGAGATGCGCACGCGGCCCATGAGGGACTGCATGATCGGATCGGCATAGAGAATGTTCGTGTAGTTCGCCGAAGCGAGCTTCCACGATGTGATATCCGAGCCGGCGTTGAGGACGCCCGCGTTGTCATAGAGCGCCGTGGTGCTGAGAAATTGCCGCTGATTGACGAACGGGAAAGAGTTGTCCTGATTGGCGATCGGCGTCGCCGAGCTGGTCTGCGTGAGAACGTAGGCCGTGCCGATGTCGAGTTGCGGCAGGATCGGCGCGCCGTTCTGCTGGCGCGGATACTGGTCGAGATAGTTCTGATAGACCTGGAACGAAAGGTTGCTGAGCACGCCGAGCCCTGCCCCGGCCGACTGGTAGACCGCGTTCGTGGCATCGGCGCCCGCCGCGACAACCGTGTTGGGATTGAGTGTGCACTGCACCTGCATGGTCGCGGTCGCGACCGAGCCCATGATCAGGCCGCGCAAGTCGTGATCGTTTCGCACGAACGGCACTTCAAAGAACATGGTGAAGTTGCCGGCCGCAGCGGCATTGATGGTGGCCGGCGCCGAGATGGTCGCGAAGTTGTTGCCGTAGCCAAGCGGCGTGTCGGAGGTCATGGCAGCGCCCCACACGCGGCGCCGCTTGGCCGAGGAGATCGCGACCAGGTGCCAGCCGGTCGTATTCACCCGCTGGTTGTTCGCCAGGTCGGTGAAGGTGACGTTGCTGAGCAGATTGGCCAGCCCCAGCTTGGTCAGGGTGAGGTTCTGCGCGCCCGCTGTGATGGTGCCCGTCAGCTTGACGATCAGCCGCTTCACCAGGCCAACGTTGCGGAGCTGACAGGTCAGCACCGAACCAAAGCCGGCGCCCGCCGGCAGGATCGGATTGAGCGGCTGCCACATGTCCACTGAAGGCGGGACGCCCTGCGAAGGGACCCCGTGCACGATCAGGTTCCGGATCGCCATGTTCTGGTTGTAGAGCTGAGCGTAGCCGCCGGCATTGCTATTGGCCGGCGCGGGCATCGGGGGCATTATGGAGGACTCCCTTGAGTGTCGTTGACTTTGAGGGGGTCAACCAGGCCCCATCCGAAGGCGAAAATCGTCACCATCAGGTAGACGATGATCCAGTTGTACGGATTTTTGATCAGCTCCCAATTGATGAGCTTCGGCATCTAGGCCGCCCTTGCGAAGGTCGACGCCCCGAAGATGCCGGCGAAATCCCGCTGGCTATCGGACTGGCCGCCGCCCGCGTTGGGGGAGCCCTTGAGTCCGAGCCGGCCGCGCACGAGCTGCGCGACCAGGGAGACCACGAGATAGCCGAGCGCCACCATCAGCACCACGGTTATCCAATTCGGCCAATTCCAGGAGATCATGTTGTCCATGGTCGCCTGCCGGTCAGAGCTTCAGGGTCACGTGGCGAGACAGCTCCGCCACGAGAGCGTCAATCTTCGCTTCCAGGGCGGCGATGCGCTCCTCGACCGACGGTTCCGCAGGGCCGCCTTCTGCGCCTTCCTGCGGCTCTGCGTTGGGGTCCTGCGCAGCGGCGGGGTCGACCATGATCACAGATCCTTTGTTCTCGTTGTGTTCTCACACTCGAGGCGGATCAGGCGCACGGTCCGCGCCAAAAGTCAAGATGTTGTGTGTTTGTTATTTGGTAACAAACAAAACTAAAGGTCTATCCAAAACCGACGCGGCGCCCGCCCCGCCAGGCGCCCAAGGAAAGAGGCTTTATCGGGGACCGGCGCCAGATAGGAGACTTCCCGCGTCTTTGAGTTGTACCAAAAGCAATGATGCAACTCGGGAATGTCGTCCGGCTGAAAGGGGGTGTAGCGCTTGAGCGTGATACGGTCGTCGCGATCCATCAGGAAAAATTCTGCGAAGAACTGAGACTCCGAGAAAAAGTAGCGATCGATTTCGACCGGCCGCTGGCTGAGCGCAATGACCGGGATGCGCAACGATCGGCCTTGCGTCAGGATCGCCCGCATGGCCGAGCCCCTGCCGGCAGGGATCATCATTGCTTCATCGATGTAGAGCCCAACATTGCCGCGCTTCCACACCCGCCACAAAAAGCTGTTCATCGCTTCATCGTCGCTCTCGAAAGGCTGCAGCAAGTGAAGCCCCGGTTTTTTCGGAGCGTCGCTGGCGGGCGTGAGCCGCGAGCGCCAGGCGTGCTTCCCCAGCTCGCGGAACAGCGCCTCGCGTTTGTAGTCGACCACCACCCACGGCATCCGCTGCACCGCCTGATGCGAGAGGCACCAGACCCCGAACCATGTCTTGCCGCAGCCGGTCTGTCCGACAATGACGGTCCGATCGGAGACGCCCGGCAGCTCAAGCGGGGGCGAGGGGGTATCGTCAGGCATATGCGCACTTGCGGTTCAAGGCGCACCTTTCCGGATTCCAGCATGTCCCCGGACAGCGTGACGATGGCGCCAGCGGATTAGGCTCGAAAAGCGCCATTGCCGCTTCGCGATCCTTGATCGTGCCGGCGCGGCGCTTTTGGTAGCTCTCGATTTCCTTCGCGCCGGGACCGCGCTTGCGGCGCCCCGTGTGGATCGGGAAGTCGCTCATGGTCAGTTAAGCGGCTCCTTCGGCCGCATCCCGGCGAGAACGTCATACGCCCCTTCGCCAGGGCCGCTAGGAGCCCCACCAGGAGGCGCCGCGCCGGCCGGCGCCATCATCGGCCCATGAGCGCCGCCATGCTGCGGCGGGCTCTTGCGCCGCGCTACGATCGCCATGGCGCGAACGCCATAGATCGATCCCATGGTGGTGGCGAGGTTGGTCCAGTCCAGCGCCTTCGCCGAAGCGCCAAGATCGTAATGCCGGGCGACGGCAGCGACCGCCGAGGCGTACTGTTGCGCCTCCTCGGGCGAAAGCTGCAGCTCCGGCGCCTGCAGCGCGATCGCAACCCCGAAGTGGATCGACAGTAGGATGCGCTCGACGCTGGCTAGAGCCAGCGATGCCTTGCCGCCCTTGCCGGGGGCGCTTCGCGGTCCTTGCCCTTCGCCTCCGAGGTTGATGGCTCGCGGCCGGCCTCGTCCGGCTCTTTTGCCTTTTCCGGCGCGCCGCTCCCGCTCTCCGCTTTCGACGTTGCGCCACCATCCGGCGCCTTCGTGCCTCCATCCGTCTTTGACGACGTTTCCGAAGGTTCGTTTTCCTTCGTCATTTTCTCCACCTCCGTCTCCAGCTCCGACAGCCAATTGAGCTTCGTCAACTGCTCCTGGATCGACGCGTGCGACATGGCCGTTGAGCTTAGCAGCTCCCGCAGACTTGCTATTTCCGACAGGCATTGCGCCAACCTCTCCTCGAAAGCCCCGATTCGCTGTTCTGCATCGAGCGTCGCCAGGGCAACGGAACGCTCTGCCATCGCTTCAACCGTCTCCGCAGCGGCGGCGGCATCGCCGGCCGCGAGCGCCGCGTCGACCGCCTTCTCTGCGGCGGCGCCTGCCGCGTTGCTCGCGGTCGCGGCCTCTTGCTTGGCCTCGATCGCGCCGTCGATCGCGACGGAAGCCGCAGTGGTCGCCGCCGCTACGGCTTCAACTTCATCGGCCATCGGTATTCTCCTCCGCAGGCGCCAGCGCCTTTTCGATAGAGCCGGGCACCAGCCACATATCGCGCTCCGCAAAGATCGCTTCGGCGCCGTCGACAGTGGAGCGCACGACGCTTTCCAGCATGGCGACGCGATCGGGCAACCCGACAGTTGCCGCCTCGATACGCTTTAACCGTTCGTCGATCGACCGCGCATGGTCGACCAGGTTCTTCAGGTCCGCCGATACCGCCGCGTAAATCTCGGGCGGGATCATGCGGGCGAGCATCCCCAGCGATGCCTCGATTAGTTTCTGGTTCATCGTCTCCCCTTAAGGCGTGCGGTATCTGAGTGCGACGCTTGCGCTGGCATTACCAAAGGCGCCGCCGCCGAAAGCGATCACAAGGTCGATCCCGGAAGCAAAGCGAATGGCGGTCCCCCCGACGTTGAACAGCGCGAAGGTAATACTGTCGTTCGGATTCACGAACACGTTGCCTTCATCAATGATCATGCCAGTCGCGTGGTCCTTCAATGTTCCTGCCCAGGAACCGAGCGCCGCCCCGCCGATCAACGATACGGTCGCGTTGTAGCCATCGAGAGTGCCGCTCTTTCCAGCCGGGATCAGGGCGAAGGTTCCGGCCGCCGTCAGGTTGCTCGCGGTCGCGACGCTATGGAATTGCGGCGACGGATTCGCGACAGGGGCTTGCCGATAGTTGAGGATGCGGAACCGCGTGACATCAGCCGCCAGAGCGGCCGGCGCGGATGCATAGAGCGACAACCCGTTCGTGAAAACGGGGAACAGCCCGCCAGTGTAGGCGGGGACTACCAGCGTGTCCGAAGTGTCGGGGAAGTAGAACGTCGCATCGGCGCCGGACTGCGTGTTGTCGACATCGAGCATGACGATTTGGCTGAAGGGCTGCGTAGTGCGGCCCTGAATGTTGATCTCATAGGTTGAGCCGTCGCCGGGCCAGTCCAATTCGATCGGGATGACGAGTTTTCCCTCCGTCGGTTCAACGTAGGCGCGGGAGGGGAGAGCTGCCAGCGGCGCGGCAAGCATCTTGATGGGCTGAGGGATAATGAAGGCCATGAGTCAAGCCCTTTATCAGATTGCGGCTACCGGAACAATTGGGGAACAAGATTGCCGATCGGCATGTCCGGATGGTCGCCGAACTCCAACATGTCGATCTCGCCCAGCTCCTCGCCGAACCGACGTTCATAGGGCGTCGATGCTTCCACCGTGAGCCGATGGATTGGCCGCGATCGTCCGGGCCGCACGGCATGGCGCTTGGACGACGGGTCCGAATTGATGATCCGCTTGCCGTCGCGCACCACCGTGCCGCATAGCTCCCATTTGCCTCGGGCCAGCGCTTGACGCGGGCTCACGAGTTGGAACCGGATCGGCAGGACCAGGCGCGGCCAGCCATCGCGTTCGTAGCGTCCCCAGGCGCGATCGATGACGTTGATGCGCCGCGCCAGGTCGCCGGCCGAGATGCCGCGAGACTTCAATACCGGATCGTCGCCGGATGCGAGCCGCGATCGCGTCGCATCATCCCAATAGACCCCGGGCATGAAATAGGTTTGGTTCTCGTATCGGCTTTCTGACCACGCGCCCAGGCGCTGGTCATCCAAGTCTAGCGCGGGATGCGGCGATCGGAAGGTCACGCTATCGGTCGCGACCATCAGCAAGTCCCGAGCCCCGCGAGGATGCGCGGCGATGGCATCAAGGATCATCGTGCGACAACCCGCCGTGATCATGCTGGCATAGATCGCGTTGGCATAGGTCGGTTCTCCGACCGACTGCGCGTTCTTCCCATAGGCGCTGTTATAGACCAGGCGCTTGGCGCGACCGGCCGGCGTGTTCTTTCCGACCGCCAGGCGTCCAAGGTAAAGATCGGCGATCGGTGCCAGCGGCGGTTTGCAGATGGTGCAGGGCTCATACCAGCGCCGCTCGCTGATATCGATGCGATCGATGAAGCCGGCCCGCTGCGCCGCCTCGATTTCCGCCAGCCAGTACCAGCCCGACGTACAGTGAGGCCGAAGCACCTTACCCTTGGGCGTTCGATGCAACGCGGCGCCGATGACCGGATGCGAGCCTTGCAGTCGCGCCTTGACCAGTGTGGTGGCGGGGAAAGGAAGGGCACCCGCACGATAGCCCCGGATCGTTTCTTCACTCGACTGGTAGCGACCGTGCAGCAAACACGGCAACGTCGCCATGAACGCGGGATAGGCCGAATTGATGTCATAGCCCCAGCTCGTGCCCGGCATCGGGCCGTGCCAAAAAATCTCAAACCAGCCACCGAAGTAGGCTTCTCGGGCTGCGTCGCGGAAAGCCGGGCTCGACCGCTCGCGCACTTCCGATCCCTTCGGCACTTCGATCAGGTTGAACCAGGCTTGCGCGGCCTGCCCCGGTCCGATCCATTGGTTCTTGCGCAGCTTGATCCCTTCGGCCAGGAGGCCGTCCCGCTGTTGCGCCATCAGCCGCGCCAGAACCTCGCATTCCAACACGTTGTAGCGGATCATCGCTTCGTTGAAAGCGTGGTCCGATCGGCCATCCTTGCCGGCGGCGATCGTCGCGTATTCTTCCGGCGTGACGATCGGCGAGACCGATTTTGCGGGGTCGATCGCTTTCAGGAACGACTGCTGGAAGAACGATCCAACGTCGCACACCGTCAGCCACGGACGCCCCTCCGGATTGGAAGGGCGCAATCGGAGCCGGCGCATCCCGAGCATGTCGAACTCCCACCCTTCGTGATAGACCGGGAAGGGTGGCAAATGCGGGATGCGACGCTTGCGCTTGGCGATGCCTTCGGTCGATAGCAGCATCGCCGCCCGCTCCGCCGGAAGATCGCGGAGCCATTGCGCGAAGTCGTAGCCGAGATAAAAGCCAACGAACGCCGCTTCGGGATGCCGCTCGAATTGGTCGTATAGGAACCGGAAAATTTCCAACGTGGTCAGAGTGGCGCCGTCGCGATGCAGACTTTCGTTCCCGACGGTCAACAAAACATAGCGGTGCGTGCCGTCCGGATCGGTGACGCCTTCACCGTCAACACCGATGAAATCCCGATGTGTCGCGATCAGGCGCCGCGCCTGGTGCTTCCCGCTCGATCGTTTACGGCCTCTCGATCGGCCGCAATCGGGTTTGCAACGCAGGCGGTTCGCCCGCGCCTTTTCGACGGTACAGCCGCAGCCAATGCAGGCGATCGACTTCATAGCACCGCGACGACGAAACAACATATCGTCGCCAGGGTACAAAAGATCGCCGCGCCTGCAAGTAAGGCGGTCTCGATGGGGCTTCCGATCATCAGACGCGCCAGATTTTGAGACGGTCGCCGGGCATCCTCTCCATATGCATGTTGAAATGTAGAATGGCCTCGATCGCGCCCATGGAATCAACGTGCTGCGTTTCGATCACTTCGCCGGTTTTGTCGACGCGCTGTGCCGTATAGCGATGATGCTTTCCCGAGGCATCGCTATCGAAATCCACGATCAGTTTCATTTCCTTCCTCCTATCGATGGTACCAAAGCGGGTTGTGTCCTTCGCTCTCGATCTCGTCTATCGAGTGCGGGAAATATTCGTCGAGCTGGTAGAGATAGGCGTCGCTCACCTTGACCGCCGATAGGACGTCGACGTCGTCCATATCGATCAGGCTTTGAAGATCGTCGCCATGGAGCATTCGCATTCCGCGATGCACCGTTCTTTCACTGACGGGATTGCGGGCGGTCGCATTGAATAGCGCCATCACGCGATCGAAGGCCGCTTTGCGGAGCTTGCCGAGCTGCGCTGGCGAGACGCCATACTTGGCGCGGGTCCGCCGCGCCCTGGTTACATGCTCGCGTGCCTTGTGGCCGCGACCTTGCTGACGGGTTTTGCCCGCCGCTGCAGCGCGTGCGATGCGGCGGGCATACTCGGCTTTGTAGTTACGTCTACGCTTCGGCCTGGTCGCCATGGCGCACGGATCGCGGTGTGTAGTCCGCCAGCTTCACATGCAGCCGGCGGCAGTAGCGCTTGATCGTCGACTTATCGACACCGATCAAAAGCGCCACATATTCGGATGTGTAGTCGTCGCCCCCATGAGCGGCGGCTTCCGCATAGAACCGCACCAACGCGGATCGTTGCTCGGTGATGGTCATGACATCGCCTTGTGCGTGCGGGCGACGGCGACATCGGCGGAGCGTCGTCTAACCCTGCGAAGGGCGTCCGCCATCAGATTCCCGTAAGTCTCGCTCGATAATGCAGTCCGCGCCGCACAACGGAGAGTTTCGACGTTCTGTCGCGATACTCTCGGGGGGCAAAAATGTTGAACGGCTCTCAAAGCCGAAACAAGCTCACCCTTCGTAAATCCTGTTAGCGGGGCGCCTCGAAAAATGTTCCGAGATAGATCGGGCTGACGCGTCACGACGACGCCTTGTGCGTACGAGCGACAGCCGCGTTGGCGACGCGAATGGCGACCGCTTCGGGGTCATCTTCAACGTCATATGCGGTCGAAAGGACGCGGTTTGCGACCTTAGCCCAGAGCTGTTGCCGGGCCGGCGTGTCGGCCTTGGCGGTGTGACGGATCGCGTCGGAGGGGCGCCAGGGCATCAGCTCGCTCCCTTGTCGTAGATCGTTTGACGCGGCGGATACTTTTCGCCGCAGAACGGGCAGAAGGTCGCCATCATCGCGACGGGCTTCGATCGCACACCGCTCTTGAGCTTGACCGTTGCGACAAAAGTGTGCGGCGTGGTCGATATGATGTCTTGGACTAGAGCGGTGTTTCGCGACGCTAGCAGGTTGTTAACCTTGGAGATGCAATCGCACATGCGATCAGCTCCCCATCCTGAAAGGTCCTCGAGACTCCGACAGGTCGCGAGGCGCGATCGCCCCGACCACAACCTCGAGCGCCGTGACGGCCGAGAGTATCTCGCCGTCCATGGTCGCCAGGGCGCGGCGCTTCAACGTCACGAGTGCGCGGTAAGCGTCGCCCACCTCGCGCACGGTTTGCTGTTCCCAAGTCGTCATTACTTCGTATCTCCCTTGCAGCATGACAGTGAAGCGGCGCCGATCGCTCGGCGCCGCTGTGTCAATCACGCTGCAGAGGGAACATGCTCCAACTGCTTGATGGTCGTGCCGGCCAGGGCACGCGCCCGGAGCCGCGCCAGCGGGTCTCGCTTCTCGATCGGCATCTTGTTCTTGGCCTTCCACGAGTAACCGCGGGGGTTGTTCGCCGGGATCGAATAGAACTCCAGCGCGAAGACGATCGTAGCGTGACCGTCCGGCGCCGCCTTGAGCTGGGTCTCGATCTCCGCGAGGAACATGTCGTGGAAACCGCCCGGCAAGTAGAGGATGGCCGCCTTGAACATCTCGCCGCTGATGGCGTTGACGCCTTCGATGCGGCCCAGCAGACCATAGGTGAATTTCTCCGCCTCGGTCTTGGCGTTCGGCAGCTCCTTCGGCCCGGTCAAGCCGGTGATCTCGCCGAAGATGATCGCCTGCAGAACATCGCGGCCCGCCTTCACACGCTGGCCGTCGATCATCTGATCCTTGGCGACGCTCAACTCAGGCTGGCATCCCATCAGGCCCAGCGACAGCTTCGTGAGCTGTTGCCGATTGTCGGACACCCCGTCGAGAGGGATGTCATCGGTGCCAGAGGCGGCATAAACGCCTTCGGCTTCATCATGTTGCATGTCAGTGACCGGGCGATCGCCGGCCTTGCTTTTCGCAGTATGCGCGACCATATGTCGATTTCTCCTTGATTTTAGGGCTTTAGGTTGCATCCTTGGGCGGTCACCCAAGGATGCCCCATGGTGCGGCCACAGATTGATCACAGTCAAGATGGCCAAATCTGGAACATCCGCGCACGCTATGCGAACATACAGAGACGGAAGGAGAACAGCGGTGCAGGTGTTCCTGATCAGGTTGTGGAACTTTTTTCGACCGCTGCAGGCGGCGGCGGACGTACCCCCGGGGGAGTTGTGGTCGCGACGCGACGCTTATGATCCGTGGGCGGACGAGTTTTGGAGGTGAGCGATGAAAGCGTGGCGCGGGTTCGCACCGATAGAACTTTATGATGTCTGGGTGCGGTGTTTCCTTAACTTCGGCGCGGTCGTTCCCGAGCCGCCGGCCGGCGTCGTCATGACCCAGGCAGTTATGAGCGGCACGATTACAAATTGGTTTCCCTGCATCGGGCAGCGCTTGGAAGCGTGACCGTCTACGTCGACAACTTCCACGCGATCGGCGCCAGCCAGGAGTACGGCCGGCGATGGTCGTACATGATCGCAGACAGCCAGGCCGAGCTCGATCACTTCGCCCGCTTGATCAGGGTCGGCCTACAGCTCTCCGAAGGCGATCGCGTCCGTCTCGATCCCGATGCCCGTCATGCGGCAGTGCTGTTCGGCGCCGTTGAGGTTTCTTATCAGCAACTCGCGGCAATGATTGCACTTCGATGCATGGGAGAGGACATCGGCGATCCTGTCACGGCCTGTTGGCGCCGCAACTCGATTTCCCGTGTAGTGTCAAGCCGTCTACTGTAGATAACTTCCTTGACATTCCCGCAATGCGGCCCATGCGGTCGCAATTGCCCCTCCCGCACCCGCCGCCAAC